GTTAGTAAGAGAGGAAAAATATGGCCATATTTATGGGTAATAAAGTTGCCGTGATTGTTGGTACAACTACTATCACTAGTTTTGTCAGCACCGTCAGCCTTGCAAGAGAAATAGATCAGGTAGAAATTACTGCCATGAACGATACTTTACAGAATATGATTGGTGGGATTGAACGCCCAACACTCAATCTTGAACTTTACAACGATTTTGCTTCTGCATCTATAAACTCATTGTTTGAAGATGCTTTAGGTTCAAAATTAAACATAAAGTTAATTCCGGTATCAGGTACGGTAACTGCTACTAATCCAAGTTACACAATGTCATGTTTGATTTCATCCTGGATGCCGATTAACGGTGCTGTGGATGCAGTATCAAGCGTTTCTATTTCACTTCCTGTAACTGCATTAACAAAATCAACAAGCGCGTAATAATGAAAGGGTGGGACAATGCACAAAATTGAAATTGTTAAAAAAGATGGAAAGAAAATTACCTATGATCTTACGCCTTCTGTAAAGGTCGCCTTTGAAGCCGAATTTAAAACCGGATGGCGTAAGAGATTAGGTGAACTACAAATGGAATCTGATTTGTGGTGGTTTGCTTGGCGTTTAGAAAAAGATGCCGGTAAAACTGATCTAGCCTTTGGTGATGATTACATCAATCAATATTCAGACATTGATTTAATTTATGATTCAAAAAATGGATAGACCGACACGGATCAATTTATGAAGTCGCTACCGTGTCGGTGGCAACAGGTATCAGCCCTAAAGATTTATTAGAAGTTGATCCAGCGATTTATTCAGCGATTAAAGCCATCTTGCAAGAAAAATATTACAACAACAAGAAGGCAACAGTTAGGCGGAAATAATGCAACCTAAATATTCGGGATTGCCAGGCCGAACTAGATCGTTGGCGGCAGTGCCTTCTATTTATGTTGAAAATTTAGATGAATTATTAGCGACTATGAAAAAGATTGAACCTGATTTACATAAAGAATTTAGAAGGGAATTGACTAAGGCTGTAAAGCCTGTTGCAAAATTGGCACAAAGTTTTGTACCACAATCACCATTCCCAGGATGGCGTGATGTTGAACCTTCATACCCACCTGCATGGGGTTGGGCTAATGACACTGCACACCGGGGTAGAACTATTGGCGAAGGCCAAAGAAGCCGTTGGAAATGGTCACAAACAGAAGTTATACGCGGCATAAGAGTTAGCGCGGCTAAAACTAAAGTTCAAAGAGTTAAAGGCACTACATTTTCTGTTACTGCATTAGCGGTGATTAACAAATCTGTACCAGGTATAATTTATGAATTGGCAGGATTCGGTACATCTAGATCAAGAAGTAGAACTAGGCGCATTAGCCGTAATAATAATGCTAGTGAATCTTTTATTGGCAAATTACAAAGCACTGCTAGTTCAAGCGGATATAAAGAAAAAAGATTGATTTACAGGGCATCACAACAATTAGGTGGGCAAGTAAATGATAACCTATACGGTGTGCTTAAAAAATATCTAGGCGAAAAATTTAGGGGTTAAACATGGCATTAAGTCAATATGTTGCAATTAACTTCCTTACTAAGTTTGATAAAAAAGGTTTAGAGCGTGCAACAAAAGAGTTAAAAGGTTTTGACAAGGTAGTTGCAACTGGATCATTTAGATTAAAGGCTTTTGCCAAAGCCGGTGGAATAGCCGCCGCCGCAGGCATGGCACTTTTCGCTAAAAATTCTATACAAGCGGCTTTAGCCCAGGAAAGATTAGATAAACAGTTACAATTGACTTTAAAAAGTATTGGGCAAGAATTTGACTTGCCAGAAGTTAAAACATTTATAGCCGATTTACAACGCGCTACAAATATTACAGAGGATCAATTAGTTCCTGCCTTGCGTCAATTGATTGCGCAAACCGGGGATTTAGACATATCACAAACATTATTAAGTAAAGCCCTAGACATATCAGCCGGAACTGGGGCTGATTTGAATGTTGTACTTGATGCTATAAATAAAGCGGCAATAGGTAATTACAAGTCTATAACTAACCTGGGTATTGGATTTACAGCCGCAGAAGTAAAATCAATGGGCTTTGTAAAGTTAATGCAAAACTTAGATAAATATGCTGGATCAGCCGAAGAACAAACTAATTCTTTTGCAGGCAAATTAAAATCATTTCAAATTAGCGCAGGTGAAGCGACCGAAACTTTAGGACAAGGCTTCCTAACTGCCGCATCTTTTATAGCAATTGGATCAGATAATTTAGATGTATTTGGCGTAAAATTAGAAAAAGCCGCAACACAATTGGCTGATTTAAATGTTGGCTTTTTTTCAAAAGGACTTGGCCAGGCCGCCATAGATGCAACCCTTGTTACTTTGGAAACTTTAGTAGGGGAAAGCACAACACTGCAAGAAATAGAAAAACGCGGTATTGATTTAAGGGAACAAAGAATTTTGCAAGAACGCGGTTATCTAGGTTTATCACAATTAACTATTGACGCTTTAGAAAAACAACGCTTATATGGTAAAAAGCAATTAACTTATGCTGAAATGTTAAAGAAAATTCAAGCAGATAATTTGCGTAGAGAAAAAAATTTAACAGCCGAAAAGCGCGCACAAGAAGCGTTAGATAAAAAGAAGGCTGAATTGTCAGCCATGTTTGATATTGATCGTATCAATTTACAGGCCGCACTTAGCCGTAAATTAACTGCCGAAGATGAATTGCGCGTAAAAATATTACAAAAGTTAGCAGATAGTACAAAAGAAGCCGTTGATGAAGCCGCACGGTATGCAGATGTATTAAAGGTTATTGAAGATGGACAAATCACAACGGCAGAAGTTGAAATGCTTGCAAGCAAATGGGGCATAACTACTGCCGCAGTTTTAATTTATTTACAAAAACTATTTGCCGCCAATGATGAATTAAGAAAAATGTTAGCCTTATTATCACAAATTCAAACTACAACGGCTACTGTTTCAAATCTTTCACCTGGCCAACAAGTAATGTTGAATTTTGGTATTGATCCTTCTCAAATTGGCGCAGGCGGTACTTTTACAGGTGGTTCAGATTTTGCAATTAGTTCAATTAAGCCACAAAACAATCCTAATTTTGCTCAAAGTGCGGAAGGTAAGGCTTTAGGTTTAGCGTTGGGTTTCACTGCAATGGCAGATGGTGGCATTGTTAATCAACCAACTTTTGCCATGATTGGAGAAGCCGGAAGTGAGGCAGTAATACCATTAGACAAAATGAGTGGGTTTGGCACAACAGTAAATGTTAATGTGGCCGGATCAGTTATATCAGAAGGCCAATTACAATCAGTAATTCAGGATGCTTTGTATAATTTAAACAGAGCAGGGTCGGTAACTCAATTAACTAATTTAGGTAGATAATGCCAGCCGCAATATTTAAAGCAAAAATTGATTTTGCAAACGGCGCATCTTTTGATCCGGCCTTAGTATTAGATTCTGCTTTGACACCATTAGATTATTCAGTTTTAGGTACTGCCGCCGCAGATGTGGTTGATATAACAGATTATGTAACGCAATGTTATATTCGCCGTGCCTTTAACAGATCAGCCGATTCATTTACAGGTGGTACTGCAAAAATTACATTTGTTGATGAAACTGGTCAATTTAATCCTGCCAACACATCATCAAGTTTATACGGCAAAATTAAACCTATGCGTAAGATTCAATTTACGGCTGAATATAGTGGCACAACTTATAACTTAGGTTCATTTTATGTACAAGAATGGAATTACCAAAGCCCAACCGGATTTGATCCAGCCTATGTTACTTTAAATTGTGTTGATGGATTTCAGTTATTAAATTTAACAACTTTAACAACTGTTACAGGTGGCACAGCCGGACAAACAACCGCACAAAGAATTACAAGTTTATTGGATGCCGGAGATTGGCCAGGTGGTATGCGTGATATTTCTACTACCGCAACTACAACAGTTCAAGCAGATGATGGCACATCACGATCATTGTTATCTGCCTGCCAGGTTGTAGAAGGCACAGAGTTGGGTGCGTTTTATATTGATGAACGCGGATATGCAAAATTTTTGTCACGCGCCGACATCATAACTTTATCCGGCAATGCATTAACTAAATTTAGCGATATACCCGGATCGGGTGAAATTACCTATCAAGCGGTTGAGTTTGATATTTCAGATTATCAAATGATCAACAAAGTTACCGTTACAAGAACCGGCGGCGTGGCGCAAACCGATAGCAATACAACAAGCATTGATGATTATTTTCAACACAGCCGGGTCAGATCAGGGATTATGCAATCAGATGCAGATGCCCTTAATCAAGCACAAATGATTATTGCTTCCCGAAAAGAACAGGGTGTAAATATCCAATTAAACTCATTAACCGTAGATGCGTATGGTCAAACTGATCCTAGTAGAGTTATTGCGGCTTTGAACTTAGACATATTTAACCCTATACAGGTTACACAAACCCTGCCTGCCGGCAATGTGATTACAGATAGCGTAATCGCAGGTGTCACCTATCAGATAACCCCTAAAAGTTTCATGGTAAATTTTACTTGCGCCCAACCTTTTGCCGTAGGATTTTTGCTAGACTCTACCGTAGATGGCATTTTAGATTCAGATTTATTGGCTTATTAGGGAGTATAGATAGATGGCAACATTTTCAGTTGGTCAGGTATTAACGGCGGCTCAAATGAACGCTATCGCTAATTTAAGCGTTAGAGCCGTTACAACTACTTCAGATACATTGGTGTTGGCTGATGGTGATAATAAACTTATTACTTATTCAAATACAGGTGCAACAACAATTACAATTCCACCTTATTCAAGCGTGGCAATGACTACTGGCTCAGTAGTAAATGTTATTAAAATAGGATCAGCCGGCACGGTATCTATTACGCAAGGCGCAGGTGTAACTATTGCATCAGCCGGCGCAGTGGCAACAAGCCCAGTAATTACAACTCAATACAAAGCGGCAAGTTTGATTAAAGTCAGTACCGACAGTTGGTACATTGTTGGTGGCATTTCCTAATGTCTTTAATTCTTGGGATATTAGATAGCGGTGGTGCGGCGGCTTCTACCAGTTCATACGAATCTATTGCTAGTGCTACTGGCACAGGTTCAAGCGGAACAATTACTTTTAGTTCAATACCCGCTACCTATAAACATTTACAAATTAGGGCTATTGTAAAAAATAACATAGCAGATACATCAATAAGTTCTGGCGGTATGGAGATAAATGCAGATAGTACCAACAGCAATTATGCTTATCACGAACTTGCCGGTGATGGTTCTACTGCCAGTGCATCTGGAACAGCAAATAGCAGACCGGTTTATGGCCGAGTTCCACAAGCAAATTACACCAACATAATGGGTGTAACTATTATTGATATACAAGATTATGCAAGCACTACAAAAAACAAAACTATTCGCATTTTTGATGGTTGCGATACTAATAGTGCAAATGGATTTGTTGAATTGCGTAGCGGTTTATGGATGAATACTAATACAATAACTTCGCTTACTTTTTATGCTCACTCTTGGTCAAGTTCTTATTATTTTACTACTGCAACAACCTTCGCCCTTTACGGAATCAAAGGATAATATGGCAACCACATACGATAAAATTGCTACAACTACTTTAGGTAGTGCGGCGGCAAATATAACTTTCAGTAGCATTAGTTCTAGTTATACTGATTTAAGGTTAGCCGTAACATTTTTTACTACTTCAAATGGAAATGTTTTATTAGAATTAAATAATGATATTTCTAGTTTGTATTCATACACAGGAATCAGGGCAAATGGAAGCACTGTTGTTTCAAATCGTTCTACTGCCAACCCAAATGCTTTAATGGGTTTTGGTGGCTCAGGTGCTGCTGGTGGAATACCTGCGTTATCTTTGATAGATATATTTTCTTATGCTGGCTCTACTTTCAAAACAATTTTATCAAATACTTCATCTGATAAAAATGGAAGTGGATTTACTTCTTGTTTAGTCAATTTGTATAGGTCTGCCACAGCAATTTCTACTGTTAAATTATTATCAGATGCTGGTAATTTTGATGTAGGCACAACCGCAACACTCTACGGAATTTTGAAAGCCTAAGGAGATACTATGGCAACCTATACTTTAATCAGTTCAAATGTTTTATCATCAAGTGCGGCATCTGTTACCTTTTCGGCAATACCTGCTACCTATACGGATTTGGTTTTAAGGGTTTCAGTTAGAAGGTCTGCATCTGGTCGCCAAGATTTATTACTTGCGGTAAATGGCAGCACTTCAGATGGTTCTAATACTTGGTTACAAGGTAGCGGAGCAGCGGCAACATCTGGAACATCTTCGGGTCAATATGTGAGAATAAATAACATTGTTCCAAGTACAGCAGAAACGGCAAGCACTTTTGGTAGTGCTGAGTTTTACTTGCCTAATTATACAGTAGCCACTAATAAGCCAATAGGCAGTTTTGGTGTTGGTGAAAACAATGCGACTACTGCTTACATTGGGGCAGTAGCAAGTTTGTATTCCCAAACCACGACAGTATCAAGTTTAGTGTTAAGCCTTGCAGCAGGTTCATTTGACACAGGCTCATCATTTTATCTATACGGAATATCCAACGCTTAACAAAGGAGAAAGACAATGTCAGAGACACCTACAAAGGTTGTAGTTGATTGCAGTACAGGCATTACAGAAGTTTTGCCATTAACAGAAGCGGAAATTGCAGATATGGAAACTGCAAGATTAGCGGCTGAGGCAGAGCGCGTAGAGCGTGAAGCAAAAGAAATGGCTGAAGCAACAGCCAAATCTGCACTGTTAAAGAAGTTAGGAATTACGCAAGAAGAAGCCCGGTTGTTGCTTTCATAAGCATTTAAATAATGGCAACAATAAGAGAACTCACTAGCCCTAATGGTTGGCCGGCTAGTGAGGATCGTAAAGCATTAGGCATTGAAACTTTTGCAGTGCCAGGTACAAAAATTAAGTTTGCTTGTGCTAAAGCCGTTGCACCAATCCTTGTAAGTTTTGCCAAAGATTTCCATGAATTAGTTGAGCCAATAGATCAAGGCCAACTAGATGATTGGGGTTATGCTTTTAGGCAGACCAGGGGATCAGATAGAATTTTGAGTAATCACGCATCCGGCACAGCCATTGACTTAAATGCAATTAAACATCCATTGGGCAAGTCAAATACATTTAATAAGGATCAGCGTAATATAATTAACTTACTCATAACTAAATATGGTTTAACCTGGGGCGGCAATTACAAGAAGCGTAAAGATGATATGCACTTTGAAATTGCTTTAAACCAAAATCAAGTTACAAACAAAATAAAAGAGTTAGGATTAGAATGAAATTAACTACAAAGCAAAAAGAGATTATCAAGTCATATTTAAGAAGCGTTGCGGCGGCTACCGTTACAACCGTATTGGCGTTAATTGCAGATGTTAAACCTGAATTATCAATTTTGGCTGGTGCTTTAGTTGCACCTTTGGCTAGATACTTTGACCCAAAAGACAAGTCATTTGGAATCAATAGTAAATGACCATGAACGATTGGGCGGCTTTAGCAGTATCTACCGTAACCATTTTAGGCGCATTGGTGGCTACCGTTAGATGGCTAGTAAAGCATTATTTATCAGAATTGAAGCCTGATAATAATGGCCGCCATAACCTAGAAGGCCGCGTGGCACGCATTGAAGAAAAGTTAGACACGCTGTACCAAATTCTAATATCTAAGAAGTAAGTCAGCCCGATCCCCTACCCTATGGCCATGAAGATGTGTGTGGTTGTACCTAGTAGGGGTAGGCCTGAAAATGCCGAACGCTTGGCACAGGCTTTTAAAGATACAAATACTGAGGCTGATCTATATGTAATTATAGATAATGATGATCCAAAATGGGATGAGTATGCAAAAAGTGAGAACTACAAAAAACTACCGGCTGAAAATAAAACAGGTGGTTGTGCTAAATCTCTTAATACCGGTGCGGTTCATTTATTGGATATTACTAAGTACCCTTTATATGATTATTTTGTTTTCATGGGTGATGATCACCTTCCTAGAACGCCGGGTTGGGATAAAGCCTTTATTCAGGCGTTAGGCCAAAACACTGGAATAGTTTATGGTGATGATTTATTGCAAGGTTCTAATTTACCAACAGCATTTGGTATGAGTAGGGATTTAGTAGAAGCATTACAAGGAATGACATTTCCAGGTTGTGTACATTTATTTTTTGATAATTTTGTAAAGCAATTAGGGCTAGATTTAGAATACCTAAAATACTTACCTGATGTAATTATTGAGCATTTACATCCAATAGCAGGCAAGGCTGAAATGGATGAGGGTTACGCCAGGGTAAATCAACCTAAATGGTATGAACAAGATTTATTAACACTACAAAGATATTTTACAAGCCCTGAGTATGCAGAGTTAGTAAGAAAATATAGATGAATATTTTGATCACCGGATCACATGGTTTTGTTGGCCGTGCTTTTAGGCGTGCATTGCCACACGCTAATCTAACTTTAGTAGATTTAAAAAACGGTGTTGATTGTCGTAAGTTCTTTCAATTAGATAAAAAGCAATACGATCTTGTAATTCATTTAGCCGCCGTAGTTGGTGGCCGTATGATGATTGAAAATGAACCATTGGCATTAGCCGTTGATCTAGCCATTGATGCTGAATTTGCAACCTGGGCTATGCGAACAGAACAACCTTATGTTGTTTATTTTTCTTCATCAGCCGCATACCCAACAGAGTTACAAACATTATCTAAGAAGCGTAAGTTAAAAGAAAAAGATATTAACTTCAATAAGATGGGCAG